GCTTTGGCCGATACCGACATGCTGATCGAGCCATCGGAGGATGAGGAGGGCGCCGACAGTGGGGAGATTTGACAATAGCGCCGTATTGGCGCGCACGGTAAGGGACGCCAAACAACATCTGCGCCCGCCGCCCGATCTTAAGCCAAGCGAGTGGGCAGAGGCCAACATCAGGATTCCGATAGGCAATGCCATCCCCGGATTCATCCGATTCGACAATGCCCCCTACCAGCGCGAGCCGCTGGACATGACCATCTCCCCCGATTGCCACCGCATAACCCTGATGTGGAGTGCGCAGGTCGGCAAGACAACGGTCGCACTGTGCGCCCAGGCATACCATATCGCCATGCGCCCGCTATCGCAGATGATGATGCAGCCGAGCCAGACCGACTTACAGGTCTGGTTGAACACCAAATTTTTGCCGCTGATCGAGTCAAGCCCCGGCATCCGCGACCGACTGGCGAAACCGCGAGGCCGTGACGGTGTGAACAACAGCACCATGAAATCATACCCAGGCGGCTTTATCATGTTTGCATGGTCTGGAAGTCAGAAGACTATGCGTGGCAGGTCGGCCCCTTTTATCGTGGCCGATGAAATCGACGGCTATGAGCCATCTGCCGAGGGACATGCCGTGGGTCTCATGTGGCAACGGGCCGCCACTTTCGGCGACCAGCGGAAGCTGATAGAAATCAGTACGCCGACCATCAAGGGGTCCTCCTACATCGAGGACGCCTTCAATGCGGGCGACCAGCGATACTTTTATCTGCCCTGCCCAGATTGCCACGATTTTCAAAAGCTGGAGTGGGAACAAGTTACATGGCGCGGAAAATCTGAACCAGATGATTATCAGGACCCCTTCACATCCCGTTACGTCTGCCGCTATTGCGGGAGCCCGTGGAATGATGGTCAGCGGATATGGGCCGTGCGTAATGCCGAGCGTCTGGGCGGAGGATGGCGGGCATTGAAGCCCTTCAGAGGACACGCTTCGTTTCACCTTAACGAGCTATATTCCACTCTCCGCCGTCTCGGAGACATCGTGCAGAGCTATTTGGATAAGCGCGCCACCAATGACATGCAGACTTTTGTCAACGTCTCCCTCGCGTTGACCTACGAGGAGCCGGGGGAGCAGGCGAATCCCGACAATCTGATGGCCCGCGCCGAGCAATTCCGCGCCCAGGTTCCGGCCGGTGGCTTAGTGCTTACCGCCGGAGTCGATATGCAGCATGACCGCCTTGAGGTGGAGGTAGTCGCATGGGGGCGCGGCGAGGAATCGTGGTCGGTCGATTACCAGGTTTTGTGGGGAGACCCCTTGCAGATTGATGTATGGGACGAGCTGGAGGCCCTATTATCCTCCACCTGGCAGCACGAGTCCGGGGCGCAACTGCCGATAGTCGCGGCGTGCGTGGACACCGGCGGCACCGGAGGTACCACACAGGCCGCCTATGACTGGTTGCGCGGCAAGACGGGCAGACGGATATTCGGCACTAAGGGGGTCGGGGGGTGGGGGCGCCCGATTGTCTCGGCGCCGAGCCGAAAACAGATGGGGAAAAACAAGCGCAAGATTGATTTATTCCTCGTCGGCGTGGACGAGGCAAAGCTGACGGTAATGCGTCGCCTTGCCGTAGAAAGCCCCGGCCCTGGATATTGCCATATCCCAGCCGACAGGGGGATGGACTGGTGCAGACAGCTCACCGCCGAGAAACTTGTGACCCGTTATGTTAAGGGCTTTCCGGTGCGCTCGTGGTATCAGACATACCAGCGCAATGAGGCCCTGGACTGCCGGGTGTATGCCCTGGCAGCGCTCAAGATCGCCAATCCAAGTTTTAAGCGGGCGGCTGAGCGGCTGCAGATGGATGTTGCCGTCGAGAATGACCAGGAAAAAGCGCCAGAGGAAACAGAGTTGCAGATAACGCAATCTTCACAAAAGCGAGCCAAAATGTCCGCCAGAAGACGAGGCGGTTGGGTCAGAAACTGGTGAGAACTATATGCCTTTATTCCCATCATACATTGTAGCCGGAACAACTTTTAAGAAAATCATCGTACTAACCGCCTATCCCGCCCCCGACTGGGAGCTGACCGCCATTTTGCGCGGCCCGGACAGCATCGACCTGACGGCCGAGACCGACGGCACCAATCATCATTTCATTGTCGCCGCCTCTGTTACCGCTACCTGGTCGGCCGGGGAGTATTGGTATTCTCTGCGCGTTACCGATGGGGATGCAGTGGTGGAAATTGAGGCCGGGCAGACTACCATCAAGCCGAATTTGGCCGTGGTAGGGGATGGATATGACGGCCGTGCTCATGTTCAGCGCGTCCTCGCCGCCATCGAGGCGGTGCTGGAAAAGCGTGCCACCATCGACCAGGAGAAATATAAGATCAATAATCGTGAGCTGTGGCGCACGCCTATTCCCGACCTACTTATTCTGCGCGACCGCTACCGAGCCGAACTGCGTCGCATGAATGCGGCCCGCGTCGGCGGCCTCTTCGATCAGCACGTCCGCGTGAGGTTCCAGTAATGTCCATCCTCGATTTTTTCAGGCGGCAGAAATCGGCTGATGTTTCGGTAGCCGATAATCCGATAATGGAATCGCCTCGCACAATAATCCGTACAGTCGTGCGCATGTTATCGGGCGCAAGACGCGACCGCCTATCCGCCGATTGGGTATCCTATCCGATGACGGCGGAATCGATTATCCGCCGGCATCAGCGCATCCTTGTCGCCCGCTCCCGCGAGCAGACAGCGAATAATGATTATGCCCGTGCCTTCGTCAGGATGGCCCGGCAGAATATCGTCGGTCCGAAGGGTATCCTCTTGCAGGCGCAAAGCCGCGACGAGAAAGGGAATCTCGACACGCTTGCCAATCAGGCAATCGAGGCCGCATGGGAAAGATGGGGGCGCCGTGATAATTGCGATATTGCCGGGCGGCAGAGCTGGCGCAGCATTCAGGCCAGCGCGGTACAATCATTAGTCCGGGACGGCGAGTTTATGATTCGCAAAATCTTCGGCAAGGACGCCGGCCCGCTGGGATTCGCCTTGCAGGTGATTGACCCGCAGCGGTGCGATCCGGCGTTCGACCGTAACGACCTGCCCGATGGCCGCTTTATCCGCGCTGGCATAGAGTACAATCAGTACGGGCGGCCGGCAGCATACCATTTCACTGTGGTGAAAGAATCCGAGGACTATTACAATTATACCAGCTCGGGGAGCAACTATTACCGCATAGCTGCCGATGAAATCATCCATGGATTCTTGCCGGAAATGGTCGGCCAGAAGCGTGGACTTCCATGGATGGCCACGAGCCTTTTTAGGATGAAACAGCTCGTCGGCTTCGAGGACGCGGCCGTTGTGAATGCTCGCATCGGCGCCTCGAAGATGGGGATCATCCAGTGGAAAGAGGGGCGGGGCCCCGAAATGGATGAGACCGAGCTGGAAGCCTTTGAAATGAGCGCGGAGCCGGGGGAATTTCCGATCCTTCCCGAGGGCGCGGAGCTAAACGCATGGGACCCGGCGTATCCCTCCGGCGAGTTTTCTTTATTCAACAAGGCTATGTTGCGCGGTATCGCGGCCGGCTATGGCGTGCTCTATAACAATCTTGCTCAGGACCTTGAGGGCGTCAACTACAGCAGCATCCGCCAGGGGTCGCTTGATGAGCGCGAGCATTGGAAGGAGATGCAGGAGCTGCTGATAGAGATGTTGCCTCAGCCGGTCTTTGAGACCTGGCTTCCTCGCGCCTTATTGGCCGGGCATATCACTGTTCTGGGGCGCCCGCTGAAGCCGGAGCGAATCGACCGCTACAGCGTAGTGAGCTGGCAACCGCGACGTTGGGCATGGATTGATCCTCGCGCGGACGTGCAGGCGGCCGTGATGGCTAAAAATAATCTATTGCAGTCGCCAGGGCAGATCATCCGTGAGAGTGGCCGCGACCCATCAGATGTTTGGCGTGAAATAGCCGCCGACATACAAGAGATGCGTAACGCAGGTATCCCTGAAGAGTACATCCAGGCGGCAATCTTAGATAAGAATATGCAGGCCGCGATCATGGGGCGGCAAACCGAAAAAAAGTGAGGACTGGGTAATGGAAAAAGCGCCAGAGGAAAAGAAAATAACGAAAGGGCAAGGTAGCGCCATGAAGAACACCATCGAGCAACGCTTGGCAGCGATAAAAAAAGACAATCGGGCCTTCCGTCCGGCTGAAGTCCGTGGGATCGATGTCGAGGCCCGCACCGTCGAGCTTGCCTTTTCGTCCGAGGCCGAGGCGCGGCGCTGGTGGGGGATCGAGATATTGAGCCACGACCCGGGAGCGGTAATCCTGGATCGCTTGCAGGCCGGGGCGGCGTTGCTCGTGAATCACGATACGAGCGACCAAGTAGGAGTCATCGAGTCGGTTTCCATCGACGCAGACCGCCGGGGGCGGGCTGTGGTTCGCTTCGGGAGAAGCGACCGGGCCGAGGAAATCTTTGACGATGTAAAAGATAACATCCGTAAGCACGTATCGGTAGGTTACATAATTCACGATGCGCTGCTTATTGAACAGCGTGATGGCGAGGATGTATGGAAGATCACGTCCTGGGAGCCGTTCGAGGTTTCGATTGTTCCCGTCCCAGTTGATATTACTGTGGGAGTCGGGAGAAACTTAGAAATTAAACAAAATGAAATTGAACCGAGAGGAATAGAAAAAATGCCTGACGAAAAGAAAGAAACACAGCCCCTTATCGATGCCGCAGCAGAGCATCGCAAAGGAACGGAAGCCGAGCGCGCCCGTGTGCGCTCGATAGTCGAGATGGGCGAGAAGTTCGGCGCCCCTGACCTGGCCCGCGACGCAGTGAAGGATGGTGTGAGCGTGGCTGAGTTCCAACAGCGCCTGCTGGATCATATCAATGCCAGGGCGCAGAAGCCGCTTGCCGATCAATTAAGCGATAACGACATCGGCCTCACAGACAAAGAGGCGCGCAGCTTCAGCTTTTTGAGGGTTATTCGCGCCCTCGCGGAGCCGACAGACCAGCGGTTGCAGAGAGAGGCCGCCTTCGAGTTTGAGGCATCACGCGCCGCCGCGGAAAAGAGCGGCAGAAAATCCAACCGTTTCACGATTCCAACCGACGTCCTTTGTCGCGCCCTCAATACCAGCATCACGGGCACCGACCCGGGTGATACGGGCGGTTTCTTGGTGGCCACCGAGCTTCTCTCGGCGAGCTTTATTGAGATTCTGCGCAATCGCGCTACGATTATGCAGCTCGGCACGGTAATCGGCGGGCTTGTCGGTAATGTCGACATCCCCAAACAGACTGTGGCCGCGCAAGGCTACTGGCTGGGAGAAGATGATGATGCCACCGAGAGTATTTTTGACCTGGGGCATATCGTTATGTCGCCCAAGACCGTCGGTGCATACTCTGAGATCACCAGACGCTTGCTGATGCAATCCAGCCGTGATGTTGAGGCTATGGTGCGGGCCGACCTCGCCCGTGCTTTGGCGCTTACTATAGATGCGGCGGGATATTACGGGACCGGAGACAATGATCAGCCCAAAGGAATAGCGAGCTACGACGGCATCAATGCCAAAGATTTTGTCGCAACTCAGCCCACTTTTGCCGAGCTGGTAGCAATGGAGACCTTAATCAGCCTCGATAATGCCGACGTGCAGTCTATGGCTTATGTCGGCGATGCCTCTTTCCGTGGGCACTGCAAGACAACTGAGAAATTTACCGGCACTGGCGCTACGCTGTGGGAGCCCGGGGGCACTGTGAATGGCTACGCCGTGCAGATCACCAATCAGATCACAACCGGCGATGTATTCATGGGAAACTTCGCCGACCTCCTGATCGGCATGTGGGGTGGGCTCGACCTGATGGTCGATCCATACACCCACAGCAAGAAAGGTCGTATACGGGTTGTGATCTTCCAGGATGTGGACTATGCGCTCCGGCGGGAAGAGTCATTCTGCCTGGGGAAAAAGCAGGTAACAACGTAAGAATTACTTGATACCGCAAGGGGCCGCTGATTAGGCGGCCCTCGGCATAAGGAGAAGTAAATTGGAAAAAACAGTATGGCTGAGGGTATCCAGCGCATTTCTCGTCGGCGGTAAGATTGCCAGAGCTGGCGATATAGTCGAGGTGGAGGAGAGTGTCGCCCGCTCTCTGCTGCATCGGGGGAAGGCATCGTTGGCTACGATGCCGCAGGAGAAAAAAATCGAGCCTGAGCCTGAGCCGCCTGAGGCAAGAATAGAGTTGGTCGAGGTCGTAGCAAAGCCCAAAAAACGGCGTGGCAAGCGGGGTAAGTGATGCCCAAGGCCGCCTGGGAAGACTTGGATGTGTACTTCGACACGGACGAGTTTGCCGTGGCCGTGACCCTGCAATTACAAGACAAGACTGAGCGTCAGATCAATGCCATTTTTGACGATCCGTATCTCAATGCTGAGCTCGGCGAATACGAGTTCGACACGAATCGCCCTAGGCTGACTTGTAAAGAGTCCGATTTGGCGGGCGTTACACGCGGCGATAAGGTTGTCATCGGCAGCATCACTTACGATGTGCTGTCCGGCCCGCAGTCTGACGGTACGGGCCTGGCTATGCTGGAGCTGGCGAAGCAATGATCGAGTTTGTAATCGACACCAGCAGCCTGCGGCAGGCAATAATCGACCTCGCAACCACTCAACCGGAAATATCCAAAGCCCTGAATGCCACGCTGCGCAAGATGGCATCCTGGGTGCGCACGCAATCTACGAGGGGCCTATCCAAAGAGCTGGCCGTCCAACAGAAAGTAATCCGCCGGCGCCTAAAAACCGCAAAACTGAAGCGCACGGGCGCGGGGGCCAGCGTGATCGTGTGGCATGGTCTTAACCCGATTCCGCTAATCCATTTAAAGGCGCGCGAGACGAGAGGCGGAGTAAAGGCGTCCGGCGGACGATTCGTCGCTGGGAGCTTCATCGCCCGCGCCAAGGGCGGCAGTTTACAGGTATTCAAACGGCGCGGCAAGCCACGATTGCCGATCGACAAGCAGACCGCCGATATTGCCGACAAGGCCGAGAGCTACATCGAAGATAAGATTGTGCAAGCCGCCTTATTCGAGGCCCAATTTTACAAGATTTTTGAGCACGAGCTGCAATGGCAAACGCGAACACGTTGACCACCCTTGATGCGGTGCATACCGGCATAATTTCCGCAATCGCCGCGAAGTTTACGGCCCTGAAAACGGTCGCCGCCTACCCCACGGACCGCAAAGCCCTTACAATCCCCGCGTGCCTCATCGAGCTGACCGAGATGACCGCGATAAATGACGAGGACCCGGGCACCGAGCAGCAGGCGGTGTATGCCCGCTTCGAGGCCCGGTTGATCATCGGATTTCGACAGACCAGTGAAAAGAATCCTAAGCTCGAAATCCGCAAGCTGGCAGCAGCAGTCGGCGCCTTTGTGCGCGCCCAGCGCTGGGGGTGCCCTATCGGTCCGGCGGAACTGATCGGCATCTACCAGGATGATTTCGACCCAGAGCTGGATCAGTACGAGGTATGGCGCGTCGAGTGGCAGCAGATCATCCACTTGGGTGAGAGCGTATGGACGGGCTACGATGAGGGCGATGTCCCGCAACGAGTATATCTGGGCATCGCGCCTGAGATAGGACCCGAGCATATCGATGATTATGTGGAGATCACCGGGTTTTTGGGCATACCTGAGCCACCACCGGATGTCCCAGAGATACCAGAGGGTGAGCCGTGAGCCAATGGGCACAGGCTGAGACGGAGCGGATACTGGCGAACCTAATCCGCGTTGGCGTGATCACCGAGCTGGACGACGCAAAGGCGCGGGTGAAGGTCCGTACCGGCGGCATCATCACCGATTGGTTGCCCTGGCTTACGCACCGCGCAAGCGAGGACCGCAGTTGGTGGGCCCCGGAGCCGGGCGAGCAGGTAATAGTGCTATCGCCCTACGGCGATCAGTCGCAGGCTGTAGTGATTCCCGCCATCTACCATACGGCCTATCCCGCCCCGGCGGACAAACGCACCATTAGGCGCACGATTTATCAGGATGGGACCGTCACCGAGTACGACCGAGAGAACCACGTGATGAATATCGCGCTCAACCCGGAGGGCACAATCAATGCAACAGTCGGAGAATCGCTGATCACCATGAACACGAGCCGTATCCTATTGAGCAGCAATGGCAGCACGCTGGAGCTTGACGTAGCGGGCGTGCGGATTAACGGCGTAAGGATTGACCTAAACTAATGGCAGCAGTAACGCGCTTAGGAGACATCTGCACCGGCCACGGATGTTGGCCGCCCCGCCCTAATGTAGAGGCATCCGCCGACGTATTCGCCAATGGAATCGGCGTACACCGCCAGGGGGACGCATGGATGCCTCATACTTGCCCGGAAATTCCGGAAACGCACGCCGGGTCCCTGGCGGCTGGAAGTTCTGCGGTATACGCCAACGGAAAACAGGTTGGCCGGATAGGGGACCCAGTGTCGTGTGGGTCCGCAGTCGCTACCGGAAGCCCCAATGTCTTCGCCGGGGACTGAGCTAACAGGAAAAAGCGCCAGAGGAAAGAGATAATAACAGTAGCCAGAATGGCCCCATGAAAGGCACGTCGGCATCCACAGGCAAGCCACTAAGCGGCATCGACCATCTAAGGCAGTCGATCCGGGACATCCTGACTACCCCTATCGGAAGCCGGGTGATGCGGCGCGAGTATGGATCGCGCCTCTATCAGTTGATCGACGCGCCGATAAACCGTAGCATATTATTGGAGATTTACGCGGCCACTGCTGAGGCGCTCATCCGTTGGGAGCCGCGCTTCCGTCTGCAGAAGGTGGTGGCCGCAAGCGCCGCCCCCGGAGAGATAGTGCTCGACATGACCGGCGTGTATCTGCCGGATGGCAAAATGATCACCCTTGACGGGATAGAGGTACGCTGATGGCTGGAGCCTATACGAGCATCGATCTGTCAAAACTGTCCCCCCCAAACGTAGTCGAGCAACTGGATTACGAGGTTATCCTGTCCGCGATGATTGCCGATTTAATCGTGCGTGACCCGGTCTTTACCGCTCTTGTCGAGTCTGACCCGGCCTATAAGATTTTAGAGGTGGCCGCCTATCGCGAGCTATTATTGCGCCAGCGCGTGAATGATGCCGCTAAGGCCGTGATGCTGGCTTTTGCCGGACGTGCAGACCTGGATCAGATTGGCGCAAACTTCAACGTGGCACGCCTGATCATCGACCCCGGAGACCCAACAGCAATCCCCCCACGCCCCCCGGTGTATGAATCAGACCATGATTACCGCGCCCGTATCCAGCTTGCGTTGGAGGGCATCACTACGGCGGGCAGCGAGGGGAGCTACGTGTTCCACGGCCTGAGCGCCGATGCCGACGTGAAGGACATCCAGGCGGTTAGCCCCGAACCCGGCGAGGTAGTGGTCTATGTGCTTAGCCGTACAGGAGATGGTGAGGCGTCACCGGAGCTATTGAGCATCGTTGAGGCCGCGCTTAATGCCGAGGACGTGAGGCCATTGACTGATCATGTCACCGTGGCATCGGCTACCATCGTGCCGTATGCCGTCGAGGCCGAGCTTACCATGTACCCCGACCCCGATGCCGAGGTTGTGCGCCAGGCCGCCGAGGATGCCGTGAGAGCCTACACAGAAAGTATGCACCGTATTGGGTACGATGTCACCCTGTCGGGCCTGTACGCGGCATTACATCAGCCTGGGGTGCAAAATGTCGTCCTCACTTCGCCAGTTGCGTCGATTGTGACCGGCGACGGCGAGGCGACCTACTGTACATCGATAACCGTCACGACTGGAGGCACCGGTGTCTGACCTTTTTCCACCCAACGCTACCGCCCAGGAACGGGCCATCAGCGAGGCCATCGACCGGACCGTACCGGTGGTCGTGCGCGAGGTCTGGAACCCGGACACCTGTCCGTCCGATTTATTGCCCTGGTTGGCCTGGGCGTTTAGCGTGGACGAATGGGACAGCGGTTGGAGTGATGAGGTAAAGCGGGCTGCGATTGCCGCCAGCGTTAGCATACACCAAAAAAAAGGCACGCTGTGGGCGGTACGCACAGCTTTGGAGAATATCGGCTATCCCGGATCGAGAGTCATCGAATACAGGACATACCACGATGAATGGGAGGCCGCCGGAGGGCGGATGCTTGACGGCACGTGGATTACTGATGGCTCTATTGTGCTCTCGTCTCCTGCCGGTGCAATCCGAATGCTGGCCATGCGCCATTGGGCCGAGTATGCGATTCGTTTGAATATCGCTGACTGGCCGTGGAATAGGGCGCAGCAGCGCCTTATTAAGGCCATAGCAGCACAATATGCGCCCGTTCGTTGCCATTTGCGGGGCTTGATAACCGCTTTCAGGTCGATCTTTAACTCTCTCATTACGATGCTCGCCCCATCACAACGGCTGGTCGTGCGCTTGATCCGATGCAGTCGCTTCATCGTTCACAGATGGAAAACGCTCGACGGTTGCTGGGATATCGGTGGCGACTATGCCGAGCGTTTTCTGGACGGCAGCTGGGGGCTTAGTGGGATTGTACGGCTGACGGGTCTCCAGCCCGCCGGCGATCCATTATGCAGCGGATTCGGCGATTTAAGCATGTGCGTCCATACGACCATGCCTGTGCAAGCGGCGGGCGGTGATCGCGTTCTTCCAGTTCAGCAGCTTGAAGGGTCCGAGGCACTTGACGGGACGTGGCGCTTGGGCATGGAGCCTGGTCTTTCGGGCGTGTGGTTTTCCGCCGTGGCGGCTATCAGCCATGACGGTATAACATATAGAGAGGTGATCTAATGCCGACTGCAATCGCCGCAACTGCGGCCTATCGAAATAAGGTGGCCACCGCCGCCGCAACCGGGGGCGCCATACCAAAAGCAACCTGGTTGGCCGTCGGGTCAGGCGATGCCCCGTATAGTCCTGACACCGATACGGCTTTACAGGTGGAAGTGTTCCGGGTGGCCACGACCAACGAGGTAAGCGGCGCGAGTATGACGGTCAGGGGTGTCGTATCCGGCGAGGATGTAGGGGAAAACGTCGTGCGCGAAGTTGGCGTATTTGCGGCGGACGGCACCCTAATGGGGCGGCGTGTTGTGGCCCCAAAAGAACTTGAGCCGGAAACAGAAATTGAGTTTGAAATTGTCTTTGAATATTAAAGGAGGATGTGATGTCTGAATTAATCCCGGGGTCTCCCCCAGAATTTAGCGAATCCCTGCCGGCGCTCACCACGGAAAGCGTGGCGCACCCGGACACCTGGAACCCGATCCACCAGTTGCTGCTCGATAGCACCGCTTACCTGCGCGATGCTCTCGGGTTGACCGACGAGGAGCTGGCCGCTCTAATCTCGCGTGTGGATGGCCTTGAAGAAACAAGCGCTGTGGCTGTGCAGCGTGCCGTCCTTCTGGATTGGCTTTACCGCGACAACCGAATTGCCTTTGAATTATGGGCGCCGGGGTTTACTCTGATCGACATCGACGATACGCCCCTGGTTTCCGGTATCGCGGGCGATGACTCGGTGGACGTAGAGGATACCTCGCAACTGCATGTTGGCGCTTACTATGTCCTCAGCGACACCACCGGAAACATCCTGATCAAATGCACGGCAATCCTCTCCGCAAACCGTATCCGCATAGACATCAATCTGCCGCGCAACCTTGGCGTGGGCGTACTTACGCGCTGCACGATGGATTACGCGAATAAGGCGAATGCTCTCTGCGAGGTAGGCGATATCTGGTTATCGAAGATAGTGAACATCGGAGATGATGAGGAAGGCGGAGCCGTTATAGTGCGGCGCAGCCTCAACAGCGCTAAGTGCCGTCTATACTACATGGACGCATATGAGACGACGTGGAAGGAAGTAGTCTGGTCAGTGCGCAGGCAGGGCGGAGATATTCCCGAAGGTTTTGCGGACTACGAGTACATTCTCCCCATGCATGGCGACGGTTGCCTGAAGATGGAAATAGAGGACGAAGCGCTGACGATCAACCATATTGTTGTGGTTTCCGCTGTCACCGGGCTGGGAGGTTTTGTCAATGAGGCGCTGCGTCCGAATGCCCCAACAATATCTACTCCGGCAGACGGCGCAACAGGCATCATGGATGAACCCACTTTATCCATTGCATCGTATAGCAGCCCTTATGGTGTCCCTCATGCCGGGACGCAATTCAACATCTCGACTGCGGAAGATTTCGCGACAGTGCTGCACGATTCAGGGACAATATTTGGATTGTCGTATCTTGTGCCGGCCGGGGTACTGTCAGTCAGCACTCAGTACTATCTGCGCGCGCGAGTAAAGGATGTCGTCGGACTTTGGTCTGACTGGTCCGTGGTGACGGACTTCACGACCGCTGCAACCTTCGATTACATAAAGGCTCCAACGATTGTGTCTCCGGCTAATAACGCTGTTGACGTGATAGAGCAGCCGACAATCCAGACTGGAGCCTTTGCTGTCGTCGGCGAGACTTTGGACACGCACGCAGCCAGCCAATGGCAGGTGCGGGCCGCCGCAAGTGACTGGAACGATCCAGAATACGATTCCGGCGAGGACTCGACGAACAAACTCTCCATTGTACTCCCGGCAGGTGTGTTGGAGGCCGGCCAGAAGCAGTATTATTTGCGTGCGCGGCATAAGGGGACGACCTTAGGTTGGTCGGCATGGTCGAGCGAGATCAAAATTACGACAAAGCAAGTTTTTGCCTACATAATCGGCGTGGCTTGTACGGCCACGGGCGGCGGAGGAGGTACATGGGTTCACGTTGACCAAAATGGCAACACGATAACGCCGGGCGCATCCTACTTCAATGATCATCCTGTATTCGGCGGTATTCAGGACGTGACCATTGACAGCCAGTCGATGGTGAAAATTCCGAAATTCTACATAAAGCGAGCTACAATCTCCGGCGGCGCGAACGATGGAAAGGAGGCCTGGTGGATTTCGGATCAGCTCGTGAGTGGTTTTTCCATCCATCCAGCGTTCCGCAATGCCAATGCTGATATAAATCAGGTATATGTGGGCAAATACCAAGCGCACGACGATGGGACGAAACTTGAGTCGCATTCGGGCACTCTTCCCGTTGTTAACATCAGTTTGACCACGGTTATCGCCCATGCGGCGGCCAGAAACACCGGGGGAGTAACCGGCTTTATGCTCTGGTCCATGTTTCAATGGGCGGCTATCCAGTGGCTCTACCTGGTGGAAAATAAGACCATGGACAGCCAGACGAAAACGGGGGCCGGCCGCGTGAACGAATCCAGTGCCGCCAATGTTGATGCCTCCGACGTAGCTCAGGCTACGTACCGGGGAATTGTCGGCTTGTGGGGAAATGTATGGCAGTGGCTGGATGGGCTGAAGACTGACTCAAGTGGACATATTAATCTCTGGGATCGAGACGGTAATAAAGGTTGGGTGGATACGGGTAAGAAGCGGAGCGCTGCGGACGGTGTTATCTACCCCACAACCTTCATGTCCGACAGCGGCACGGGGTATGACTTTGATGATGTGTTTATTGGGAATACCGGGCCAACGAGTAATAGCGACGCGACGGCACCCGATTATCAATACTTTACTACCGGCGAGGATTTCCCGATTGTGGGCGGGTATTGGAGCAACGCGGGGGATGCGGGGCTGTGGTGTCTCGTTTGCAACTACGGTGCGTCGAGCACGAGCACGGGCATCGGGGCTCGGCTGGCGAAGGTGTAATGTGGGACAAGAAAGGAGGTAGTGATGCAGATTGAAAATAACGTATTGATTATAGATGGTTACACAGAAGAATTACCGCTCTTGGCAACCGCAGGAGTGGTTCGTGTTTGGAAAGTACCCATAGAATACCGCCAGAGTGGCTATTTTGTGTCTGTGCAGACCCCCGGGATGCCAATGGAAATTCCCGCCTGCGCCGATAATGAAACGCAGTTCATCGGCGAGGAGAAGCTACCCCCGGACGCCGATGCGGTATTGGCCGAGATAAAAAAAGACAAACTCGCGGAGGTGCTTGCTGCCAGCGATGCTGCCATGGCCGCGCTTTCCTCGCGCTATTCCGGGCACGAGAAATTGAGCTGGCCGAAACAGGAGCAGGAAGCTAAGGCCCTACAGGCCGATCCAGATGCTACCGCGCCTCTGCTGCGAGGCATCGCCACTAACCGTGGGATCACTATCGAGGAGCTTCAGGCCAGGGTTTTGGCTAATGTGGAAGCCTTTGAGGCCGCAGCGGGAGACATTCTCGGAACCCAGCAGAAATATGAGGATGAGATAGCCGCGGCTACTACGGTGGAAGAAGTGCAGCGGATTATCCCGAACTTCAAATCACCGAAGTAATGAGAAGGGAAATAGCGCCAGAGGAAAAGCGGGCAGACACGAGGGCAAAATGGCAGAAAGTAAAACACCAAACAGCATGAGAGGAAAGCAAAATGGCTGAGACATTTTTACATGGCGTTGAAGTTCTTGAGATTGACGCGGGGCCCCGCCCAATCCAAACGGTACGCTCTGGCGTAATCGGGCTTATCGGCACCGCCCCGGACGCCCTGCCCGAGACAAAGGCATCGCTTTTGACCGGCGTCGTGGCGGACGATAATGCGCTGACTTGGACCGCCGAGTTATCCGGCGTATCAGGTAATGGCATCAGTATCCAGCTGGTGGACCCCGGTGTAAACAGCTCGCCGTTGAAAATCACGGTGACGGGATACGCCATTGTCGTCAGTCTCGCAACTGATCCCGAAGGCGCAATCACCAGCACAGCCGGCGCAATCATCACGGCTGTCGGGGCCGATTACGAGGCGGTCGAGCTGGTGTCGGTGGCTAACACCGGCGAATCCGGCGGCACGGGCGTTGTGACCGCTATGCTGGCCCCGGCGAATCTTTCCGGGGGGGTCGATGAGGCTTTTCCGCTGGACACCCCGACATTGATTGCGGGTAGTCGCCGGGAAGCGGCTAAATTGGACACCGTGGGCGCAGGCCGCGGGACCCTGCCCGGCGCAGTTGATTCGATATTCGATCAGGCGGGCGCGGTGATCGTGGTGGTCCGTGTCGCGGAGGGGGCTACAGAGTCGGAGACTATAGCCAATATCGTCGGCGGGGTCAACGAGGTCACTGGCGAGTATGAGGGCGTTCATGCCTTCCTGGGTGCAGAGTCCAAAATCGGCGTTACCCCGCGCATTCTTATCGCCCCGGGATATACCCATCAGCGCACCGATGGCACGGCTAATCCTGTCGTCTCTGAGCTGGTAGGCATCGCGGAGCGCCTGCGGGCGGTAATAATCGCTGATGGCCCAAATACTACTGATGCCGCAGCTCTCGCTTATGCAGGCGATTTCGGTAGCAGGCGCGTCTACATGATTGATCCTTGGGTGAAAAAGCTGAATAACTCAGGGGTGGTGATCGATGTTCCGGCAAGTCCATGTGTGGCCGGATTGATTGCCAAATCGGACAATGACCGAGGCTTCTGGTGGTCGCCATCAAATCAGAATATTAACGGGATCATCGGCACCACCCGCGCGGTGGATTTTGCGCTGGGCGACGCCAATTCTCGCGCCAACCTGCTCAATGAGCAAGGCATCGCCACCATTATCCGCCAGGATGGCTACCGGCTGTGGGGCAATCGCTCACTGGCGAGTGATCCAAAGTGGATATTTTTGTCGGTTGGGCGCACGGCGGACATCATCAATGATAGTCTGCTGAGGGCGCACCTGTGGGCAGTGGACAGGAACATCACGAAAACCTACTTGCAGGATGTGGTCGAGGGGGTAAATGCCTACCTGCGGCACTTGATAGCAATCGGTGCAATCCTGGGAGGCCGTTGCTGGGCCGACCCGGACCTTAACACCCCGGATCAGATAGTGCAGGGTAAAGTTTACTTCGATTTTGATTTTACCACGCCCTTCCCTGGGGAGCACATCACTTTCAGGAGTCAACTCGTCAACGATTACATCACTGAAATCTTTTAGGGGGATGAAAAATGGCAGCACGCGATGTGAGGAAAAACCTAAATCTGTTTGTCGATGGGCGCGGCTATGCCGGGCAGATCGACGAGTTCAACCCGCCGAAACTGGCGCTCAAGACCGAGGAATATCGAGGTGGCGGCATGGATGCCCCAATCGAACTCACGATGGGCATGGAGAAGCTGGAGTGCGATTTCAGCTTGATCGCCTACGATGCCGAGGTCCTTAAGCTCTTCGGGGTGGCCGAGGGCCGTCTCGTGCCGCTTGTCGCCCGCGAGGCGCTGGAATCGTATGATGGCACGACCACCCCTGTAGTGCACACAATGCGCGGCAAAATCCGCGAGATAGACCCAGGAACGAGCAAGCCCGGCGATAAGCCGAACCTCAAGGTGTCCATGGCGCTCACCTATTACAAACTGGAGCATGGCGGCGCGACGATAATCGAGGTGGACGTGGAAAACATGGTCCGCACGATCAACGGCACGGACACCCTCGCGCAGCAACGCGCAGCCCTCGGCATGTGAGGTGATTGATGGCTGAGAAAAAATCAGACCAAGGCTATGTCGATATATCTCTATCCCGCCCAATGAGCATCGACGGGGCACAGATCAAGGTCCTGCGTATGCGCGAGCCGACAGTTGCCGATCAGCTTGCCAGTGAGGAAATGAAAGGAAGCGATTCTGCCAAGGAGATTGCTATGTTCGCTAATCTCTGCGAGGTCTCCCCCGACGACATTAAGCGCCTAACCCTGAAGGATTACAAAAAGTTGCAGGTCGCCTTCATGGATTTTCTCGGCTGAGCGCGGACTACATCAGGGCCGGTGTCCTCGCTCTCGCCTCGCATACGGGGTGGGCCTGCGCGGAGATAATGAATATGCGCACTTCGCGCCTTATTTTTTGGCTGGAGGGCCTCCCCAAACGTGGCGACTAAGAATATCGGCATATCGGTCATCATCAGCGGCGCCGTAGCTGGGTCTTTGAAGAGTGCCCTCGGGTCGACGCGCTCCGGTCTCAATGAGGTCGGCAGCGCGATCAATAGTCTTAAAGCCCGCCAGAAAGAACTCAACGCTATCATCTCTGAACAGGAGAAACTCGGCCGGTCCGGCAGCGCCCTCAAAGTACAGTACGCCAATCAAGAGCTGGGCATAATCAATAAGCAGATCGAGGCCCTGCGCCGTAAACAGCAAATCATCAATCAATCCCAAAAAGGTATGGAAGTAGGCCGCAGTAAGATGGCGAGCGCGGGCCTTGCCTTGGGCGCAGTCACGGCCGCAGCCGCCACTGCCTTTGTGCCGGTAGTCCAGGCGGCTGCCTTTGAGAAGGCTATGCTCGGCGTCGCCAAGCAGGTCGATGGGGCACGTGATAAATCGGGCCGGTTGACGCAGGTCTATTACGATATGGCCCGCCAGGTGCAGATGCTGGGACGCGAGTTGCCGATGGCGACCAACGAGATTGCGGACATGGTGGCTGCTGGCGCACGTATGGGCGTTGCCCGCGATGAGCTGATCGGCTTCACGCGCACGGCCGGGATGATGGCTTCGGCGTTTGATTTACCGGCGGGCGAGCTGGCCGAGCAGATGGGCAAGGTCGCCGGGCTATTTAAAATCCCGATCCCTAATATCGGGGCCCTCGCCGACGTGATCAATTACCTGGACGATAACGCCATCAGCAAAGGTGGCGACATCATCGAAGTGCTGAAGCGAATCGGCGGCACCGCCGAGTTCGTCAAAATGCCAGCTACCGAGGCTGCGGCGCTGGCGAGTACCTTTCTCACTTTGGGCAGCACCGCCGAGGTGGCGGCCACCGCATCCAATGCGGTCATGCGTGAGCTGTCGATTGCCACCATGCAACCGGGACGATTTCAGGCGGGATTAAAGGCCATTGGGATGACGGCATCCGAGGTGCAGTCTGGAATGACCCGGGACGCGACCGGGACCATCCAAAAAGTAATGGACGCCATCCGGCTGTTGCCGGAGGAGATGAAGCTTACGGTTGCCACACAGCTATTTGGCAAGCTTTACGGCGACGACATCGCCAAGCTCGCAAGCGGGGTTGAAGAGTACCGCCGTCAATTGGAACTGGCTACAAGCGGTGATGCTATGGGCAGCATGGCCCGCGAGCATCAAGCGCGACTACAGACTACTACCGCGCAATGGGAAATGGCCAAAAACAGGATCGTAGAAGTCGGGGTGAACATCGGGGCAGTCCTCCTCCCGCCGATCAATGAGGCCATAAACATTTTTGGCACAGCTACGAGCGCCGTTGCTGATTTTGCCCGGGCGCACCCTACTCTGGTCGGCAACGTTGCCGCCGTAGCCGGGGCTCTGGGCGCGATGTTTGCCGCAATCAAGCTGGTCAGCTTCGGCGTCGGCGCGGCCACCTGGGCCTTCAATGCGATGAGATTGGCCCTGATCACCAATCCCATCGGCCTTGTCCTGGCCGCCATAGTGGTCGGCGCGGCTCTCATAATTAAAAATTGGCAGCCGATAGTGGGTTTTTTTACCAGCATTTGGGGCGGTATCAAAGATGCGGCCACGTGGGCGTGGAACGGTATCAAGCGAATATGGCTTGATTTTACCCCGCTTGGTGTGATAGCCGAAAACTGGCAACCAATAAGCGCATTTTTCACGAGTCTTTTCGCTGATATTCAGACGACCGTTTTTGCCGCCGTCGATTGGATACTCGCAAAAATAAACACCGTGGGCGAGCTATGGAACAAGACTAAGGCGTTTTTTGGGTTCGGCGGTGAGACGAAACCGGAAGCCGGGGCACAAACTGTGCCTACGGGCGGCGTGGTGAAAACTGGGGCCGTGGCACAGGCGGCTCCTACCGGCGGGAAGGCATTGCCAACCCCCAGCATGGCGACCGCAAAGGGCGGGGGGGCGACAATCAATGCCCCGCAGACCAATACTATCACCATCAACCAGCAACCGGGGCAAGACAGTAAACAGTTAGCCGACGAGGTGGCGCGCCGTCTCGCCGAGCGTGATGCTGTACAGCAGCGCGGGCGGATGTATGACCCGGCGATGGGGTACTGAGCGTGACTACCGACTATAAGATAGGGGCCTCGGTGATGCTGCAGCTTGGCAACTTTCAATTCAGCATTCAAACTACGGCCTATCAGACATTGCAGCGTTCTACTGAGTACCGCTGGCCCACGCAAGACCGCTTCGGCAAGGAGCCGGCATTGCAGTATGTTGGCCCCGGGGCCCATACCATCTCCCTGGATGGCGTCGTATACCCGGAGTGGCGAGGCGGGCTGGGACAGTTAGATACCTTGCGCGCCATGGCGGCGGTGGGCAAGGCACAGACAATGGTAGATGGGCGCGGTAATATCCTCAGGCGCTGGGTGATCGAGCGCGTGGATGAGAAGCAATCCGTGTTCGCCGATGCCGGTGTCCCGCGCAAGCAGGAATTTACAATAAATCTGAGGCTTTACATCGGCGATGAGGAGATGCCATGACCACGATTTACGTCACGCGCACCGGAGACACGATAGATTACATCGCCTGGAAATTCTACGGGACAACCGCTAATCAGCTGATCGAGGGGATACTGCTCGCCAATCCCGGCCTGGCGGAAAATGATCCATTGCTTCCTGGGGGCCTGGAGATAATTTTGCCCGAGGCCGAATTGCCCGTGAAAGTAGAGAGCGTGCGGCTATGGGATTAAGGCCGGTCTATCGCCTGCTTGCCAATCAGACGGACCTCACCAATACCATCCGCCGCCGCCTGATCTCTCTCCGCTACACCGACGAGGCGGGGCTGGATTCCGATGTGCTGGAGATCGTGCTCGCCGATAACGAGCCGGATCACCCCATCGAGATACCGCCTACCGGCGCCGAGCTGGAGCTGTACTTGGGGTATGACGATATGGCCGAGCGTATTGGCCTGTTCATCGCCGATGAGGTCGAGCTGTCCGGCTGGCCCGGGCAGATGACCATCCGCGCAAGGGCGGCGCCGTTTGAAAAGTCGAAGGCGGGAAAAATCAACTTGCAATCCCAAAAAACGCGCGATTGGGACGCCGGCACTATGCTGGGCGATATTGTTAAGGTGATAGCGTCCGAGCATGGACTAATCCCCGCTGTGGCTGAGGACCTGGCGTCTGTTGTATTGCCGCATCTGGCGCAGATAGATGAGTCGGACATCAACTTTCTCTCGCGCGTGATCCGGCGGTATGACGCCGTAATCAAGCCCGCCGGCGGTAAGCTGGCGCTCGCCAAAATCGGAGAAGCAAAGACGGTCGGCGGACGGGACATGTCTGCCGTCACCCTGACTCCCGGCGATGTGTCGAGCTGGCGTATGAGCATCGCCAAACGAGAGACATCCTGCACAGTGATCGCCTGTTGGCACGAGACGGAGGAGGCCAAACGCCACGAGGTGCAAGTCGGCAAGGGCGAGCCGAAGACACGGCTGAAGATGTACTATGCGAATCAAGATTTGGCGCGGGCTGCGGCTGAGACCGAGCTGAGAAAGCGCGAGCGGGGCACGGTATCGGTATCCGTTACGCTCCCCGGCCGCACGGACCTGATGGCCGAGGGGCGATTGATACTGAAGGGATTCCGCGCCGGCGTCAATGGCGAATGGAGCATCAAGCGGGCGGAACATAGTCTTGGGAGCGGCGGCTATACCACGTCGGTTGAGGCCGAAACGCCTAATACCGGTAGCGCGCCGAAAGTCGAGGACGTGGCCGATTAACGGCCGTGAGGGAAACCGATGGGAATACCGCAATTAATTGAGGGAGTTATATTGATTCTCGGGCTTGGCATGATTGCATGGCAGATTAGGCGGTTATCGGCCAAGGTGGACATGATCATCCAATCGGAGCACGAATGCCGGGAAAGCCTGCCGTATAAATTTGGGCTGAAAGACTCGCTCGATGAATTATGGGCGCGAACGGATAAGATTGAAGCTAACTTGAAATATTTGGAGGGGAGGACAAATGGAAAACATTGTTAAGAACTACGTTGAGCCGGGGCTTAAATTGCTCTCGGCGGACCTTGACACGCCGGAGGCGCGGGCTATGCTCGTAGCTATTGGGCTGCAAGAGAGCGAGTTTAAACACCGGAAACAGATTGGTGGCCCTGCACGGGGTTTCTGGCAATTTGAGAAAAGCGGGGTGGCAGGGGTTCTTTCCCACCCGGCGACGGCAAAAATGATTGCCGATGTTTGCAAGCGCATTCTTATTCTGCCATACACCGACCTGTGCTATGGCGCCATCGCCTATCATGATGCCCTGGCTTGCTGCTTCGCGCGGCTGCTACTGTACACCTACCCGGCGCCTTTACCGGCGGAAGGAGATATACAAGAAGCATGGAATCAGTATCAAGCTATATGGAGCCCTGACGAGCAACGACCGGGAACATTCGCAGGATTTTTTGGAGAGGCTTGGAGGCTCGTAAAAATAGGTGATTAATAAGTGCCTGATATCATAGCAGCAATCCCTTGGTTGGTTGTAAGCGCTGTAAAATTTATCGAGGAAAATCTTAATCTTGCAGATGCCATATTTGAATGGGGTTCTGGTGGCTCGACTTTATGGTTCGCCAGGAGGGCTAAGGAGATTATATCCGTAGAGCACAATATTGTTTGGTACAAGAAAATAAAGGATGAGCTTCCACCCAATGCAAAATACATCTATGCTCCGCCTGATAGGGAATACCAGGAAGGCTATGAAAGCATAAGGTTAAAAGGAAAATCATTTAAAGCATATGCTTCTGTGATTGATTCTTTGCCCTTTTTCGACTGGGTAATAATCGATGGCAGAGCACGAGTGGCTTGCGCCAAACACGCAGTTAGTAAATTTAGGCGGTTTTTAGTATTGGATGACGCCGGCCGCAAAGATTATGAGGATATCATCAAGATGATGAAAGGATACGATTGCCATATTTTTTCGGGGCCCTCCACGTATGGGGAAGACAAAGAAACGAGAATTTGGGGCAAGTAGACATGCCTTTTCTATCAATCGTAACACGTAATCATCCCCGAGTGCCGGACTTATTTGAGAAGTGCAAAGCAAGTGTCGAGATGCAGAAGGACAAGGACTTTCATCATCTCGTTCTTCATGATGAGGAGGGCAGAGGATTGCATTATGCGAATCGGATGCTCTACGAGAATAGACATCTGGTAACCGGGAAGTACGTTTTTATATTGGATTCCGATGATGTTCTGACAACCGATACTTTCGTCGGTGATATGAAGCAAATTGCCAAAGAACACAAAAATCCAGGCATCATATTCATCCGCATGCTCATAGGAGGAGAGCTGTTCCCGAAGGATGAGGTGTGGAAAAAAGACAGAATGGTTCGGAGCAAAATAGGGTCCTCCAATTTTGTTGTGCTGAATGAATTGTGGCAAAAAAACATAAGGCATTTCGGGATTGAAAGATGCGGAGATTTTTATTTCATCAACACCGTGTTTTCAAAGAAACCCACTGTGTATTGGCACGATAAAATATATAGCAAAACTTTGATTATCGGGAGCCTGCAAAGTTCGCCTAAGAAAAAAAAGAGGCGGCAGGAATGGCTGATGTGGACGACTTAATCACTGCTGTAACCGTGACTTACAATACCAAGGATGTTTTCCAGCGGGCTTTTGAATCCGTGCTTAGATTTCACCCAGGTATGCGGATTATAATTATCGATGGGTCAGATCCACAAAACGATTGCTATGAATATGTCTCCCGTTTGGCGGATAAGAATACAAGGGTTTTCCATGCGAATAAAAATATCGGTCACGGTAGAGGATTAGCCGCAGCTATTCCCTACGTCGAAACACCGTACTTTTTAACGATGGATTCCGACATCGAAATGGTCGAGTCGCCATTGGAAGCCATGTTGGGCATGATGGAGGACCGGACTTGCGTCGTGGGACATGCGGAGGAAGTGGACACAGGTGGCTTTAATTATGGCAAAAGAAAGCACGTGATGAATGAAGGTAAGTTCACCTACATCCACCCCTATTTCAGTCTGTACCAGCTGAAAGAGTACAAAAAGTATGCTCCTTTTTGCCATCATGGCGCCCCGGCGATCAATATCATGTTCGATATTAACCGAAAAAATATGGTCGACAAGGCCCTGAAAATCTTCCCTGGGCTGGGGCATTCGGGAGAATTTGTGAGACACGATGGCCGCGGGACTAAAGCTCCCATCGAAGGGAATTGGGCCCTTGTGCTATCTCCGATCAGCAAGAAGATAACGTGCATCACGCCTACGGGAGATAGGATTGAGGCTTTCCGGCTCACCAAAAGATGGATGGGAAATCAAACGATGCAGCCGAATCAGTGGATTGTGGTGGACGATGGTTTTGAGCAACTGCCGGAAGAGTTAAGGGAAGGGGTGCATTACATCAGGCGAAAGCCAAAAAAAAATGAAGGGCATACTCTTAATGCGAATATCTCAGCGGCCTTCCCTCATATCGAGGGGGATATTATCCTGATCATCGAGGACGACGACTGGTACGGGGACAAATATATTGAAACGATGTACAATTATCTCCAATCGCACGACCTTGTGGGAGAAGGCCATGCTCGTTACTACCATCTCCCTACGAGGCAGTATTGCCGCGTGGGGAATATTGGTCATGCAAGCCTTTGCCAGACCGGTTTTACGAGGAAATTATTGCCTTATTTTGAAAAGTCCATTGAAGGCGATCCGTACATAGATATAAGATTTTGGAGGCGCTACGCTAAAGGGCACGGATTCCTGTTTCACGATGTTGAAGATAAGCTAAGGATTCATTGTTCCATGAAGGGTCTTCGGGGCAGAAAGGGGATCGGCACGGGACATAATGAGCAATCCAATTACTATGAGCCTGATCCTCGCTACAAGATGCTGGAAAGGTGGATCGGAAAAGATAATGTGAAAATCTATGTCGACCACCTAAAGGAAGCGAAGTGCTGACAGCGATTACTTGCACCGGAGACAGGCCAATATGCTTTGGCCTATTGCGGAAATGGGTGGCGTCCCAGACCATTAAGCCCGATCAGTGGATAGTGGTAGATGATGGATCGGTTCCCGTGGAGACCGAGGGGAATTTCGAGTATATCAGAAGGGCCCCACGGAAATCCGACCCGGAGTTCACCATAATCCTCAATCTCCAGGAGGCATTCGCGCATGTGAAGGGAGATAAGATTCTCTTCCTCGAAGACGATGAATACTATGCGGCAGGCTATATCGGAGAGATGTCCGCGATACTTGGTCGCTACGATATTGTGGGGATCGGGAGGAGCAAGTATTATCATCTGCCGACATCTCGGTGGTATAGATTCAATAATATGGGCTACGCAAGTCTGGCGCATACCGGGTTCAACAAGAATTTCTTTAATGAGGCAAAAAGATGCCTGGAAGGGAGCCCATTTTTTGATATTCGCCTCTGGGAGAAGGTGAACGGGAGAAATGCGAGCCGTATTACTCTGTCCGGCAAGACCAAAAGCTATATTTCAAGAGGCAAAAAAGGGCTTATATTCGATGATGCCGAGCAGAATCTGTATGTAGGCATGAAGGGTATGCCGGGGAGAAAGGGGATAGGGATTGGACATGGAGAGGAAATCCGCTATTGCTCAGACACAGAGGATGTCCTGAGAAAATGGATTCCCTATGAAAATGCGTACAGCGAATACATTAGGCTAAAAGGAGGTGAATAAAAATGGAAGTACTCTTTATCTTATTTGCTGCTGTTATCGGATTCGCAACGGGCGCACTGGTGTACAGGAATAATGCGGAGAGGCTGGAAGATGAGTTGAAAGATGTGAAGGCTAAATTGGAAAAGCTGAAAGGGAAGTGAGGAAAAGGGGGCTTTCAAGGCCCCCTTCCCCGATAGATGATAAGCAAAATCTCAATCCCACAATCGCACACCTTCCGTTTTTCTGGGCAGCTCTGCCTCGGACGGCAACGATTTTTTCAGAACCTTTTTCCCCTTATTGAGAATAGGTGGAGTTTGAGGCGATTTAAGGTCTGTGTTGTCCTTTTCTTGCAAGGATTTTATGCCGAGGAAGTCGTTATTTTTGATCGTTATCGTCAGCGAATTATCGGCGTAAGCCGAAGTTGCCATCATCAACATCCCCGTTATTGCTAATACATTAAATTTCTTCATCTTTCCTCCTCCTTAGTTGCATTTTCCAACTGCTTGTTTTCCCATCAGATACTCTATTCCATAAGGTCTTTTTGCATATTCAGCGAGATGACGCTGTTCCAGTATCCACGGGAGATCCTTGTATTTCTGGTTTCGACAAAT